CACTCCACCATTATTTCAGTCAAACAGGCAAGTAAGTTTATTTCCTGGTCCGCCACAAATGCCATTTGATACTGATACTTAGCAAGGACAAGCACAGCAGCAGGAATACTATTCGGAACCAAGGAATCATAACAAGCATCGTAAATACGACGCAACAGGACAGTAGTATCATTGTCCAGGTTATTGACAACCCATTTACGTACTTCGGGAAAATTCTTCTCTTTAAGGTTTTTAACCAGTTCATTGACGGCAACATCTGAAAAAGTGGCAAGAATACCAGAGTCGATTTTCCCACTTACGGAATATCTTTGGCATTCATTAAGAACACGTCTCCAATCAGGAAAGTGCTTATTGATTAATTCTACCAGGACCTTGTTATCATATTCAACACCTTCTGCATCCAAGATTTGTTGGATGCGTTTGAAGAACTGTGCTGCGATTCCTTGACGTTCTTTTCCTTTGATTCCAAATTCAACGACGGCACATCGGGAATGGAGGGGTTCAAGGATTTTGTTTTTGTAGTTACAGGTGAAGATGAATCTGCAATTGCCAGCGAACTCCTCAATAAACGCCCGTAAGAGGAGTTGTACATCATTGGATGTGTTATCTGCCTCATCAATGATGATGACTTTGTGTTTAGAATCTGACGTAAGTGATACGGTCGAAGCAAAGTTTTTCGCATTATTTCTGACGGTATCAAGGAATCGTCCTTCATCGGATCCGTTGATGACATATACATCTACTCCAAGTTCGTTACATAGTGCTTTTGCCACTGTTGTTTTACCGATGCCTGGAGGACCGGCAAGTAGCATATTAGGAATCTCTCCTTTATCTAGGAAAGATTGAAAGGTCTTCTTTGTACTCTCAGGGAGAATACATTCTTCAATAGTTTGTGGTCGATACTTCTCAACCCAGATGAAGTTGCTCATAATCAAATTTCACCAAGTTTCATACTTTTCATTTCATAATGTTTATATTCACCATCCTTATCAACTTTATCTTCACATCTAATATAAAAGATAATGTTAGTACCACTCGAAAGTTGTTCTTCAATTCCTTCCATAGTTCTATACTTTCCAGTTCTCAGTTTTTCTGGGAGTGAATTAGTTGCATCTTCAAGAGTTTTTATTTGTTCTTGTGTTAGTTCATTCATAATCAAATCTACTTGTCCTTTAGTATACCACAACCTTTCGGTTCTATGTTCAAATCCATACCTTGTCCTTGATTATCTGTCCTTGGACTACCTTCGTTTTTCTTTTTAGTTTTTTGAAATGTCACTCTCTCATATCTGTTAGCAAATATATCAGGACACCAATAGGTCACAATCCAATTAACGGTAGGATTTAGTTCCATATGTTTTTCAACATTATGTTTCATAATACCTATTTGGATATATCCATCATGCATAATACATCCACCATCTTCCAATTCGTAAAGGTAAAGTGTTTTTATTTTATCTTCTTTCACTTTATACCCATTCAGGTTTACGATTTGGTAATTTTAAGTAATTCTTAGATACCCATGGTTTAGAAGCAATGTACATTTTGTACGCTTCAATTGTACTTATACTTGTATCAAACTTAAACTCTTCAGGCATGGCACGAACAAATGGAGTAAGTTTTGATCGATGAATAGCATCTAATGGAAAGATTTTATTTGCATGTGCAAGAGTATGAAGACATGAATGAATTTTTCCATATCGATTAGAATACTCCTCACATAATGCAAGACCGTGCCGGATCAACCATCGGGCATTTGCAGCAGTCTCATTTGCCCATACTGTGCAGGGGTGATTGCGGAAAGCACCCTTATCGGTCGCATATGGGGTTCCATCGGTCTTTGGAAGAGTTCCATACCCATGCCCCCATTTGTCTGAGGCAACAATAGAGAGCATCTGACAGCACTCTAGAGGCATCTTGACGATGTGCTTATCAGGAAGAACCTGAGCAGACTTGACCGGACTTTCGTCCGTCACAAAGATATTCATGTTAAGAGTTTGCTAAAACTGATTGCCAGTAGGAACATAAGCATTATAACGACATCCCAAGATTTTGTCCTTATAAAGTAAGGAACTGAAATCATATCAGCAACGAAGTGCAACATCACTCCAAGAGTTATATTGATATGAAGAACGACAAAGTATGCAGTAATCACTAGGATACTACCAGTTATTCTCATTGGGACATCAACTTTAATCATTTTAAAGGTCGAGTAAAGATTTCAGATACAATATCTGTTGCACCCATTGCTTCATACATGTATGTGGCACCTGATCTGGGATTTGTATGATCTCCACAGGTAAACACATCACATACTGCCATACCATTCTCCGGCCATGTATGAATACTAATGTGAGACTCGGCAAGAAGTGCTACGGCAGTTACACCATGAGGTTCAAACTTATGTGATGAAATATCTATTAATGTGCTTTCAGATAATGTTGCAGCATTTGAAAGCACATTACGAATATGTGCTTCATCATTTAGTAATCCATATGGACACCCCTTAAGGGTAAAGAGAATGTGTCTCATCCGAATGTCGAATCAGGTTCCAGAGCAATATAATACTTGAGATTGTGCTGTGTATTCGTGAATTGTGACAAAAGTTTAGAAGATACTACTACCTCATAAGCACCAGGAATAATTTTGATGTTTTCTACCTTAAAGTTAAACTCAAAATCATCACTGGTCTCACCAACAACAATGGCATACTCATTAGAAGTATCATTTTTCTTATCACGAACCACCAGTTTGATAACACCATTCTCACCAATTGCAGACATATCAGGAAGTTGATATACTGCTGCTGCTTTCGTCAATTTTTCAAGTGTTACACTATCCAACTGAAAACATACATCTTGAGATGGCAATGTAATCTCCTTCTCTGGGGGAGCAATAATTACATTCGGGTCAGCAAAGAAATACTTCACACGACGCTTGCCTTCTTTGATACTCAAGTAACTGTCTTGATTAAAGTCAAGGTCAGGATCCTGATGAAGACTCAATCCATTCAAAAACTGGTTGAGATCATAGATGGCAAAGTCCCGTGGAAAATCTTCTTTGATTTCTGCTTCGGCAAGAATATTCTTTGCCACAGAGATAGTGCGAAGTTTATTACCTTGCTTTACAAGAATAGAATTGTTAATACCCGCAAAGTTCTTGAGGATAGCAAGTGCGTTGTCAGACAGTTTCATTGTTTGTTCTTTGAGTTTCATTATTATTGAGGGTAGGTTTCACGTTTTGCATTCTTATCATTGAAATGCATTAGAAGAACAGCATAGTGGAGGATCTTCATTATATCACGACGTGCCGTACCTTTCTTATCATATCGTGATGCATACTTAAGAATATTAGATCTACAGAATGGTTCACCATCTCCACAAGCTTCAATCAAATCCAGTGTTTGAATTTTATCATCACCAGCAGAATAATGCTGTCTATAAGTTCCTCTAATATACTCAAGAAGTTCTTTTACAATCTCCTCTTCATTATATTTGAACGGAGTTGCTGAAGTTGGAATAAAATCAATAGGACTTTGTTGCTTATTAAAATTAATGTGGTCATCCATTTTTAAAATTTCATCGTATAGCATGGACCAAGAGTTAGTCATAACTTATTATATCAGTTAATCTCCTGACCGTCAATCGGCATCACAAAGTCGGCATCCACTTTGTCATAGAGTTCCAAGAATGATTGTTTGGTCTCATCATCAAAACGACTTACACAAACTTGGATTGCTTTTGCCTTATCTTTGAAGATGCTGAAAGCACGGATGATGTGAACCAAACGACGGGTGCTGATGATTTCGTCAATACCACCATCATAGAAAGTTTTACGAATAATGTCTGCCCAGTCAACAAGACGTTTGCAGAAGTCACGATCTTCCACTCCAAGATCCAAAGCAATACCCTCAAGGATTTTCTGTTCAGTCGCAGGAGTTGGATATGACTGCTCAAAGGTTACTGGGAAACGCTCAAGGAATGCTTCGTTGAGAACATTAGTGCCGATAAAACGACCATCTTCAGAACCTTTACCTTTTGTATTGGCAGTAGCAAATACATTGAAACCTTTTGTTGGTTTTACATACCTACCAATTTTCTTCAGGAACACACCTTTACCTTCAAGGATGGACTGGAGACAGAGGATTTTATTGCTAGCAAGGTCAACTTCATCGAGTAGCAAGATTGCTCCACGTTCGAGTGCTTCAATGACAGGTCCGTTATGCCAAACAGTTGCCCCATCGACAAGACGGAAACCACCAATAAGATCGTCTTCATCAGTCTCAATAGTAATGTTTACACGAATAAGTTCACGTCCAAGTTGAGCACAAGCTTGCTCTACAGATAACGTTTTACCATTACCCGAAAGACCCGTAATGAACGTTGGGTAAAAAAGACGGGACTGAATAATTTTTTTAAGATCACCAAAGTTACCAAACTTGACGAAAGTATCATCTTTATCAGGAATTAAATTTTGCTCAACAGTGGGCATGGCAGGAGGTGCCTGATATGTTTGCTCAAGTTTTTCCTGAATGGTCAGGTTCCACTTACCACGTCCAACTTTATAATCAGCAATTTTATTCGTAACTGTCTGATAGTTAGATCCATTCATTGCACACCAAGCACGAATATCAGCACCAGTTACGGACTCTCCATAAAGTTCCTGTAATGAAGTGACGATGTATTCAGCAGAAAGAGACATGATCTTGTTTTGTTGGTTTCAACTGAAGTTATTATACAAGAAAAAAGGGGTCTTGACGACCCCCGATGGACAGTTTAAGAATTGGTCAGATGCTCTTTCAACTCTTTAATCAATTTTCTGCGAGAATGTCTCCTGTCAAGTTCAATACCAACAGTTCTACCATACTCTTCAAGTTCATCCTTACTCATTTCATCGATAGAAACATCACTCTCATATGGAAAAGTTTCAACAACTTCTTCCACAGCAATGGGATCAAGAGCAATTGCTTCTACAGGTTCTGAAGGAACTGCAACTGGAGTAGGTTGTGCAGGTGCTGCTGGAGCTGGTGCCGGAGTTTTTCCTCCTATTAAATCTCCAAATCTAGACATTCTTAATACCTATTATTATAGAAATATTTATCAGGCAACAAGTCCCACAAACTCATTTAGAATTTTCTTATTCATTTTTTTATTCTTCAAACTCTTCATAAAAGATTTTTTGATTTGAGTTTTGGAAGCATCTTCTGATACATCAAATTCCGATTCACCTGCAAGAGTTGTTGCCGAAAGTGCAATATAAGAATGATAACCAGAATTTTTGATAGCAAATGATCTCTCTTTTTTCCATTGGTTTTGTATTTGCTCTTTTAATTTATATTCGCCCCAAGTGTAACGACTAATAAAACGATTAGAATCACGAGACTCAAGAACACGAATACCAATAAAATTAGTGTCAGTAAAATTGTCTCTCAAATTTTGAATCAAAATGTCAGTGTAGTCATCCCACATAGAATTCAAAGAATAAGTGTTTCCCGTTTTACGATCACGGAGATAGCAATTATCACCAATTCTTCCAAGTCCAATAAAAGGTTCATACTCCCAAGATCTTTGAATCTCACGATGATAAGTAAGTCCATAACCCTCACCATCAGTCAATACGACACACTGAACTTTTTGAACTTTAGTATTTTTCTTAAACTGTGGAATAATTTGGTGAAGTGCAATCATCGTCTCATTCAAGGGAGTTCCGGACAATCCCATTCCAACAGGGATAGGATACCTTCCACCAAAAGTAATATATTGTGCAAGACGGAACATATTCTTCAATTGTTTTTCCAAAGTTTTAGAATTAACTTTGTGTGACAAAATGTTCATCAAAGAAAACTGTTCTCCAACCTGCATCAAACCATCTTTTTTCTCATATGGTCTTTTACGACAAAGTTGTTCTCCATCATCACTTACTAATGGATACTCATTCGTGAATGCATATACCTCAAATGGAATAGAAACTTTCTTACAGAACCAGACAAGATTGAATAACTGTTTCATAGTATCCATCATTACATGGGTCATCGAACCAGACCAATCGAGAATAAAAATCAATCCATGATCTTTACCATCGGCAAGTGTGGTTACTTTCTTAAACAAGTCTTCGTTGTATTTGTAGGTGTGGAGTTTAGAGCAGTCCAGAACTCCAGTGCGACTAGTAGTAGCACGAGCATAGCTATTAGCAGATTTTCTACATTCGAATTCTTTGACAAGATAATTTACCTCTTTCTGTGCTGATTTTTTAAATTTCAGAAACTCACCATCAACATAATCAAACAGATAAGGATCATTTGGATTGTCCCAGAGTTCATCACATCTCTCATGTATCTCTTTATTTGGAACAATAATATCATCAAGATTAACTTGAGGAAGTTCTACATAAACATTCTCAATTCCATCCATTGATGCAAGATTTTTGATTGCATCCTGCAACGAATCCATCGTATCGACTTTAGGTTCAGGATTAGTTTCTCCACCCTGACGAACATGCTCGGTGTCTTGCTCGGCAACATGCTCGGTGTCTTGCTCGGTATCAGCAGATTCTCCAGGTTGCTGTTGCTCCATAGAGTTATCAGACTGCTCTTCGGATGAACCAGAACTTTGCGATTCTAATGAATCCATATCAGTCTTGGTTTCTGTATTCATCTGATCCTGACAATACTTATAGAGTGCCTGTGCCGCAATCAGAACATCATCAAAATCTTCACAACCTTCGATCATGCGAACGATAGGCATCTCTACATATTCACCAAAAGGAATATCAACAAAGTTTCCAATCTTAAAGTGAAGATTTACACGGTCGGCAAGATTCATCTTACTTACATCTTCACACTCAACACCAAAT